TAAAGTTAACTATATGGCGCAAGGTTTAATAGAAACTAGAGAACGTTCATTTGCATCTACTAAAACTGCTGAACTCGCAGTACGAGCAGCTGATACATTATACGAATACGGATGGAAATTAGATACGCGAAACAATAGAGAATATCGTGATCCTTTAGCTCAATCTTTCTTAATAGGTAAGTATGAAACAGGTGTCTTTATTTCTGACATAGATTTATATTTTGATACTAAAGATACTAGTATACCAGTTAATGTTTATATTGTTACTGTAGAAAACGGAATACCTACACAAACCGTTATACCATATTCTAGAGTAGTTAAAGCATTTTCAGAAGTAAATGCTGATCCAACAGGAAATACTGCAACTAACTTTAAATTTGCGCAGCCTGTATATTTACAACCTTCAGTCGAGTACGCAATTGTTGTTGCATCTAATGCTACTGGTAATGGTGAAGATATACTTGGTGCTGATGGTAATCCAGTTCATGGATCTACAGGATATAAGCTGTGGGTCGCAGAAGTCGGTGGTACAGATATTGTAAATTCTAATCACGTAATTAAAAAGAATCCTTATGCTGGTGTATTCTTTAAATCACAAAATGCTTCTACATGGACCGAAGATCAGAATAAAGACTTTAAATTTACTTTGAATCATTTAGAATTTACTGAAGCAACTACACCTGATGGTGTTAAAACTCAACAAGATTTTACATATGATGTAATACTACCTGCTGATTCAGGTGGAACAACACGAACAGCAAGTACGGGAACTCCACTTTTACATAAAGCAAAACCAGTAACTGGATTTATGATATTAGCCACTGAACTTAATTTGCCTGAAACTTCTATAGAATACAAAGTAGATTTTCAACAAGGTGGTACTTCTGAGTCACACACGGTTAAAGCAAATGAGATAATAGAATTAGATAATGCATTTACTTTAGCAAGTGATGGCGGAGCAATTAGTAATATTACTTTAAGAGCTATATTAACAACTACAAGTAAATTTGTTACACCAATGATTAGTTTAGATAGATTTTCATTAGTTACGTTTGCAAATGACTTTTCATTATTGCAAAAAATACATGATGCGTCAACTACTGATGAAGAATTAGACAAATATGGTGGTTCTAGTTGTACTGCAAGATATATTACAAAACAAATTAAATTAAACAATCGATCAACTAGATTAGATGTATATGCTAAAGTTAAACGTCCTACATCAACCGACATCAGAGCATATGTAAGATTTCACGGAGGTGCAGCACAAAGTCAAAGTCCTGGATCTACAACGTTTAATTATGAAAGATTAAATTCTGCACCGATACCATTTAATGATACCGATGAATTTGCTGAAGTGCATTTTATTAAAGACTTCTATGCAGAAGCTGGGTTAAATTCACCTAACACTGCTGGAATAGGTACTGTTAAAGACTTTGATTCGTTCCAGCTTAAACTTTGTTTAGGAGGTGATCCTTCAGCCGTATCAACAGTCAATACAGCGAAAGTACCAAAAGTTAAACAGCTCCGCGCGATTGCAACAGCATAATGAATAATGAAAGGGCCAAAGTTAAAGAAATCCCAGGTTTTGAGAGAGACCCAACAACGCGTGCTATTATAAATACAGATAGGAACGCCTATGAAAATCATATGCGAACTAAGAATAGAAATAGACAGAAAGATTTAGAAATTGCTAAACTAAAATCTGATATATTAGAATTAAAAGGTTTAGTTAAAACATTGGTGGATAAAATAGATGGCTAAACCAGCTTCCAGACAAGAACTAGCAGACTATTGCCTAAGAGCATTAGGCGCGCCTGTAGTTGAAATCAATATTGATGACAATCAAATAGGTGATCGTATAGACGAAGCTTTTCAATATTATCAAGAGTATCATACCGATGCTACTATTCGTAGATTTAGAAAACATCTTGTTACAGAGGCTGATATAACAAATGAATATATTCCAATACCTGAAACTATGTTACAAGTTTCTAGAGTTCTACCTTTTGATACAAACACAGGCGGAACTGGTATGTTTAATATAGAATATCAGATGATGTTAGGTGATGTATATGATTTAAAAGCACCTGGATCAATGTTGCATTATGCAATGACACAAGAGACACTTGCACTTGTTGACCAGTTATTTGATGGTAAAGATCAGACTGTAAGATTTAATCGGCATATGAATCGTTTATTTATGGAAGTTAAATGGGGAACAGATGTAAAAGCTGGAGAGTATATAATAGTTGAGGGATACGAGACAATTAATCCTGCTGACTTTACAAATGTATATAACGATTATTTTTTAAAGAAATATACAACAGCATTGTTAAAAAAACAATGGGGTACAAATATTAAAAAATTCGAGGGCATGCAGCTACCTGGTGGAGTAACAATTAACGGACAACAAATCTACGAAGAGGCTGTTGAAGAAATAAGACAGATCGAAGAAGAGATGCAGTCTCGTTTTGAAATGCCTCCAATGGACTTTATAGGGTAGTGTTATGGCTAGAAATACATATTTTTCACAAGGGTCTACACTAGAGAGAAATCTTTACGAAGACATGGTAATAGAGGCCATAAAAATTTATGGCCAAGATGTCTACTATATTCCACGCACAATTGTCAGTGAAGATGATATATTTAATGAAGATATAGAATCTAAATTTGACCAATCTTATCTCATAGAAATGTATCTTGAAAACACAGCAGGGTTTGAGGGTGAAGGACCTCTTCTTAGTAAATTTGGTTTAGAACAAAGAGACGAAGCTACACTAATTGTGGCAAAACGAACATGGGAGAAAGCTTTATTTGGTACAGGTCAAGATCGTCCAAATGAAGGTGATTTAATTTATTTTAGTCTTACTAAAACATTGATGCAAATAACATTTGTAGAACACGAACAGCCTTTTTATCAATTACAGAATTTACCAGTTTATAGATTAGAGATTGAGGCATTTGAATATGGTGATGAAGCAATTGATACTGGTATTGAAGAAATTGATAAGATAGAACTAGATTTAGCAACGCGTGTTAGTTATATACTAACAAGTGTTTCAGGAACATATCAAGTAGGAGAAGTTGTATCTGCTGCTGACGGTGCAGCAGGTGAAATAGCAGCTTGGGATAGTAGTACTAACAAATTATCTGTTGTTGGATTATCATCTAACTTCTCTGTGGGAGACGTTTTAACAGGTGGATCTTCAAATGTTACCGGAACAATCGACTCAGTGGACACTATAAATACAGTTGATGACAATGATCCTTATGCAGATAATGATGTATTTGAATCCGCTACGGTGAATAATTATATAGACTTTAGTGAATTGAATCCGTTTGGAGAACCAATGTAATGTTAAGCGGAACTTATTTTTATAACGCAACTGTAAAAAGAATTGTATCAGTATTTGGTACATTATTCAATAATATTAAGATTGCAAGACATGATAGCGGAGTTACTACAAACACAATTCACGTTCCTATATCATATGGTCCAAAACAAAAATTTTTAGCTCGGATAAATGAGGCATCAACATTAGACGGTCAAGGTGTTGCAATTAAATTACCTCGTATGAGTTTTGAAATGACTGATATTAGTTATGATTTATCTAGTAAACTCAATAAGCTTAATAAACTTGCAAGTGGAAGTTCTTTTAAAACAAAAACTACCATATTTCAGAGTGTTCCTTATGTCATTGGAATGCAATTAAATATTATGGCTAAAAATCAAGATGATGCACTACAAATTGTAGAACAAATTTTACCTACATTTTCTCCGGAGTATACTGTTACAATAAAAGGTATTGATGGCCCAGATTCTAAAACTGATGTGCCTTTTGTTTTATCTAGTGTAACTTTCGAAGATACATACGAAGGAGATTTTCAAACCCGTAGAGTTATAACGTATACTTTAAACTTTACAATACGAGTTAAATTTGCTCATGGAACGAGTACAGGAAGTATTATAAACCGTGTTGCAGCACAAATTGCAGATATGGATGTAGTTAAAACAGTCAATATTATTGATCAAAGTCCTTCTAGTCAATCACCATCTAACTCA